GCCTCTTTCTCTGCCAAAGAATGTGCGAATTTGTTGAATCATTTTCTTTTGGATATTGCTTTTGAGTAAAAGAATACCTGTTCTTTGTCGTTTATATCTCGTTTATCTTGTCTTTTTTTGGCAAATTCCTCTCCTTGTTTGAGTCGTTTTAACTTGGTATCTGTCAGCCAGATAGAGGGTTGGTCTTTGTAATCAAATGCTGATTTCATGCTTTATCTCTTGTTTCTTTTAATAATTCAATTGCTTGAGCAACTACCACAAGGTTTGTTGCATCTATCCATAAATCATTATTCCAATGCGACTGTAAATTGTTAAGCAAATCTTCTAAGCCTTCAATAATTTCATCTTGTGTCATGTGTTCTTCTCCTCGGCAAAGCCGTTCTTTTGCTTGAGTTTGGCTTCAATGGCTTTTGCTAACGCATACACCGCAAACTTGTCCTGCAATCTTAGTTTTTGGTAATGACCAGTTGTCTCATAGCTTTGTTCAATCTCCTCATCCATCAGCCCTACCCATGTGCGTTGTGATTTTTCCGCGTCTTTCATCGCTGCTTTAAAATCAGCAACAAAATCTATTGCTTGCAATCCATATTCATTAAGAATATTCTCAACGGCGGGAAACCAATCTGGCGGCTCTGTGCGCTGTGGTGGGTGGGTGTAGAGGGGGTTTTGTGTTTCCCCTACTGATTGCTTATCAAAATGTAATTCTTGTTCTTTGTTTTCAAACTCGACAAGCCACGCCACAGGCTCTTGGCTTTCCAACTCTGCAATGGCTTTAGCGGCTACCAGTTTGGCAAAGGCTTCAAGGTTTTCAGTTCCAATTAAAGCCAATTGATTAAAATCTTTGTGCATAGGTATGGCTTTGGCTTGTCTAGCCATTTCAATGATTTCATCTTGTGTCATTTTTTAAGACCCCTGATGTAGATGGCAAAGCTGCTTAATGTGTCACTGCCAAAAACTTTCATTCTCTCAATTTCTCTGGCAACTTCTTCAATCACGCCATTTCGCAATTCATCGTAAAACTCTTGCTGAGTCTTAGGTTCTGGCAAATTAGTGGGTTGGTTAAACTTGCTCATCGTTGTAGCTTTCTTCAAGTGTGCGTTCATCTAAGTAAAACCAAGACTTGCAGTTGTAACAACGATATACGCCTTGTTCAAACTGCAATGAGCCACACCCTGCATAAGGACATTTCTCTCTGCTTTCATCAGCAAACAAAGGCTTCCAAGAAGATTCGGATTGTTTCATTTGACACCTATAAAGTTATTGAAGAATGTAGTGTATGACAGAATATATAATGTATGACATTAGGACTTTCCCTAATTTTCAAACTGTATGACACAAACAACAATGTATTTTCTTTCAACCAACAGACAAAATTCATGCCTAGACCACCATCAGAGATTACAGGAAGTAGAGTTCAGATTCATGCAAGGGTCACCCAGAGGCTCAAAGATGAGTTTCAAAGCCTTGGTGGTGCTATCTGGTTACGCAAATACTTGTTTGAATCAATGGAAAAGAAGCGCAGAGACGCAGAACAGAAAAAGTGATATGATTGTGCGAAACACGGCTAGATGAGGATTGATCCCCTTGTCGAAAAGAGAACCCACCCCTCCTGCCGAGGTTTCTTTTCTGGGTGGACTTTTAGGGCGTGGGAAATGTACTATTACCAATTCCATATTGGCGACTATCGGTCTGCCACTTTACATTTGTCAAATGAAGAAGATTTGGCTTATCGTAGGCTTTTAGATATGTATTACGATACAGAAAAGCCAATTCCGCTTGATGTCTCATGGGTATCAAAACGCATAAAAATACCCCCAATGGTGGTCAGAGATGTTTTAAACGATATGTTTAAACAAACTGAAGATGGCTTCATACATAGTAGATGCGACAAAGAAATAGCTGTATATAAAGGCTTTTCTGATGCTGGAAAGCGTGGGGCGGCTAAAAGGTGGGGTAAGGGTGGTGATAGCCCCCCTATAACCCCCCTTATAGCAACCAATAACCATGAACCAATAACCAACAACCATAGTATTGAAGATTCGCCAAAAAAGGAAAGAACAAAAGGCTCACGCCTTTCAACAGATTTTGTTTTGCCAGAAGATTGGATTACATTTTGTCAAACAGAACGACCTGACTTAAACCCACAAAAGGTATTTGATTCATTTAAGGATTATTGGGTAGCCAAAGCAGGTAATCAGGGTGTTAAGCTCGATTGGACTGCTACTTGGCGCAATTGGATAAGAAATCAGAACATTGCCAAACCATTGTTCAATAAAGCAGATGTTGTGCATCAGACAGTACCATCAAGCTCAAATCGTGATCCTGCCCTTGTCAAACTTGATGAAGATAGGAACAAGGCAGCACCACCAAACCCAGAGGTTTTAGCCAAAATCAGGGCAGTTTTAGGAAAGACAGCATGACACGCACAGAAGCAAACGATCTACTTGACGAGCACAAATATGGAATCAAAGCCCATTCAATCGTTGAAGTCACAAAAGCCCTTTGGGTCACAAACGATCTCAGAGGATTACCAAAGCACACTAGACCATTTAGTCAGGATGGCATCAATGAATGGATGGAAAGCTCACGCTTGGCATCGAGCAAAGGAATTGGACAACGATCCGACAGGGATATGGCGAGGAATGAGCAAAGATTTAATCAACAGGATGAAAGCAATAAATGAACCCATTTCTGATAAATGAACCCACTTGCATAAGTTTTTCGGGTGGAGGACTTCTGCTTATATGCTTTATTGTATATTAGAGGCAAACAATATGACTTTGCCATCTGATAGCTATGTGATTTTTTGCAACACAGGCAAAGAACATGAAGCAACCCTAGAGTTTGTCAAACAATGTCAGGATCAATGGAACATCCCAATTACTTGGCTTGAATACGCTAAAAACGATCAGAAATTTAAAGAAGTGACATTTGAGACAGCATCCAGAAATGGTGAACCATTTGAGCAAATGATCCAATACAAGCAGTTCCTGCCGAATTCAGTCATGCGGTTCTGCACAACAGAATTAAAGATTCATCCCATTACAAGGTTTATGAAATCAAAGGGCTATGATGATTTTCAGACTTTGGCGGGTATTCGTGCCGATGAACCGAAAAGGGTTGGCAAACTCAGGCAAACAGTCCATGCGCCACTTGCAATGGCAGGAATCACTCAAACCCATGTTCAGCAATTCTGGAGTCAAAACCATTTCGACCTAGGGCTGCAATTCGTTGACAAGATTACACCTCTTGGAAACTGTGACCTGTGTTTTATGAAAGGCGCACATCAACTCATGTCGATTATTCAGCATGAACCTAATCGTGCGACTTGGTGGGCAAAACAAGAAGAAATCATAGGCGGCAGATTCTCAAAAGACCGCCCGACCTATGCATCAATGATCCAATTCAGCAAGGAACAGATTGATATGTTTGACGCAACAGAAGAAACAATCGCCTGTTTCTGCGGAGATTAACTATATGATTTATATAGGAATTGATCCCGGTGCTGTCAGTGGTGCGTTAGGTGCTATCGATCATGATGGCAATTATCTAGAAGCCTTTGACATTGAACACAAGGACAAACACATTCTGGCTTTGGTTTTCAAGAGTCGAATTCTCAGCATTGTTGACCCCAAAATAGGGGCTGAAATCTGCATGGAGCAAGTCCATTCAATGCCAAACCAAGGGGTTAGCTCTACCTTTGCGTTTGGTCGGGCTGTAGGTGTGATTAGTGCGGTTTGCGAGTTAACCCGATACCCTGTGCATTTGGTCACCCCTCAAAAGTGGAAAAAGCATTTCCATTTAACAGCAGATAAATCGGAAAGTTTAGATATGGCGCGTTATTTATGGCCTGAAGCAAAATTAAAGCTCAAAAAGGACATAAACAAGGCTGAAGCCCTACTAATCGCTGAATATTTGAGACACACATTGCATGGCATCGAAAAACAAAAGTCAGCCACCTAATACCACTGGACAGGTCGTTTTCTACACTGAGAGAGAAAAGGAAGCATTGAGACACATAGGCAATGGTTCGGTCTCTGAGGGTGTCAGGGTTTCGGTTCGATGGGCGGCACACTTTTGGAATGTAGGGTTAAGACCTGAGCACGATCTAAACAATGTAGGACTTTGTTTATTTGTTGACGACCCTCATGCGGACGATTTATAGGCGATTCTAGGCGCATAAAATAGTCGATGAATACCTGCGATAGGGTAAGAATAGATAGGGTCTTAAAACGGCTGAAATTAAAAAGTGCTCACTAACTTGTCGGGCAATAAAAAACCGCCCGAAGGCGGCTGAATGTTAGTAGTTACTAACTTAATTTACTGATTCAATATTTATATCAGATTCAGTTAAATTATTTTCCTGACAATAATCTGCATGATCAATAAATCCATGTCTTGAACAAAATATATCAAGTGCATGATTCATGTCATTAGCAATTATTGTGGTTTTTGAATGCTGATTGTCGTGCCAACAGTTAAATAAATTTTCCATTTTTAACACCTTTTAAGTTAGTTTTTTGAGAATAATTTTTAGAAGTAGTGCAATGGCGGCATAAATCAAGGGTTTTCCCCTATCATTTCAAGCGCATCTAATTTGCACTGTTCTACTTGGTCAGAATCAAGCCCTTGCGCTATGCTTTCGGCAAGTCGTGCGGCTTGGTTTGCCCTGTCATCATCTGGCGCAGTTATAGCGAGAATTAGGGCTTTTGTAAGTGCTTGGGTTTGTGTCATGCTGTCACATCATTGAATAATGCTTGTTTCCCGCATTTTGGGCAGTCATTGGTATTTTCGCCAATTAACCCGCCAATATGGGTTTTTTCATGACAATGAGGGCACTCGATAATGTCGTTATCCTCATCATATTGAATAATTAAATGCTTAGCTATTTCTTTCCAATTGACAGCATCTAAAAAAGCCATTGCATAATCAAAGGTTAATCCTTTTGTACCCTCTGATTCTAAAATTTCAGTTGCATATTCTTTACAGGTTAACCCTAGATCATAATCATCTACCGGATAACCTATACAAAAATGATGAATATCTATTCCGTCAAATATTTCAAGGTTTACCCGCCATGTCTCATAATTTGTCCAGCCATTGTATTTTTTATCAGTCATTTTCAACACCTATTCAAAAAACACAAGGAAAGCCCTTGTAAGCCCTTACATTATGAAAACGCAAGCCAAAGGGGACAATATCCCCAGTGGTTTAGATTCTCAATTACTAATCAATGACTCATAAATATAGCCATTGTCACATTGTGGAATGTAGTCATGACGGGCTGAAAATACTGAAATTCCAGCCTGTTGACACAATTCAACCCGCCATTTGATAGGCATTTGTTGCCACTGGTTTTCAGCCTCAGAATATTCTAATTCGCTGAAATGTGATTCATTGAGCACTGGATAGTCAGACAAAGCACAAAGCATTTCATCAGCCCTTTGTAGGCTTTCAGTGTCTGATTCATGAATGGCTATCCATTCAACCCATCCGACAGCCCAGTGTCTCTCTCGCACTATTTGGACAGTCTCAGATTCACCGTTTAATGATTCAAGGCCACATTCAAAATTTGATCGGGTCAGCGCGTCAGAATCCCTTGATTGACTCAGAAATACATAATACTCAGGCCATTCAGCCCCGTAGTAACTGTCGGGCATTTCCCACTTTGTCAGACTTTTTAAATTCTCTGTTTGCATAATTAACCCCTATAAGCCAGTAAAAACCCTATGTATGCCCAGACGGACAGACAAAGGACAGTTTGAATAATTGGGACAATGTATTTTGTCATGCTGTCACCGCCTCAGCTTTAATCTGTTGCCATGTGGGTTTTTTAGGCTTAGGTTGAGGCATTGTCAGTTTGCAATACTCTGACCATTCAAAGTCGGACATTGTGCCGCCATCGAGCATGAATGCCTCGGTTGCATAAGGTTGACCAGTCAACAAATAATCTCTGTGAGCCACTACGCGTCCGTTTGACAGTGTTATGTTTGGCTTCATGGTCATGCCTCGCACTGGTCAAGCAATGCGTCAAGCTCTTTATTAAGCCTGTCAAGGGTGCGCTGAGCTTTAGGCTTGAGGTATGTCTTATTGCCTGAATTCCATGCCTTGAGACCGCCTATAACGCTTTCAGGGTTATTTTCTATACGGAGAATCTCCGCCTCTAATAAAATGATCTGCTCTACTGTAGTCATATTCACACCTGTTTGGTTTGCTGTCCAACATCGGACATTTATACTATGCAAACACTATGCCAATTTTGCGTTTTCAGCAAACACCGATCATAGAATGATAGTGCTCACTAACAATGCGCCCCATAAAAGTGCATGATTTTATAATGTGAAATGCAATGCACCGCCTTGGTGATGTTAGTAAACACTCTGCACTATTATAGTGCGCTCTGTTAGTGTTCACTAACTTATTAATCTTTTCATAATCTAATATATGTTTTCATATTGTGGGATGTGTGATTATGCTGGATCGCACTTATACATTATGCTGTCCAGTGCATATAGGGTTTGCACCAATGTTAGTGTGCGCTCACTCTAGATGAGAATGATTCGCATTCGTGTTTGTAAGTGAGTGCTTACTTTGATAGGGGGGAGGGGGTGGTCGTGTGTTGTAAATATTGCGGTAGCCTCTTCCGCACACGAAAAGGTAAATCTAGATGTATGACACAACGCATCTGGATTATTAAGGTGGAAGACGAATAGGAGTATTCACCCGTAGTGGGGGTGATCCTTAAAAAAAGGATGAGCCTCTCGTTTATCTAAGTTAGTGGTGACTGTCAGATCAACACTCCACGCTACTAGCCCTGTTCAAGATTTCTCTTTACTGAAGTACCACATGGTTCACTACGCTTATCCTACTTGGTCGGCTCTACCGCATAGAGGGGTGGGTGATGCCCCCGTTGTTCCCACTATACAAGATTATGATTCTCGTGTAAAGTAAACACTAACTTCCCATTCTGTTGGACAAAAGATGAATGCAGTAGATGCACTCCCTGACAAACTGAAAAAGCCTAGAGGTCGCCCCAAGCTGCCTAAAGTGGCTATTCCTAAGCCAATGACTATGGCTCGATATGCTGATAACCCTCAGTCCCTTGTTTTACCCAAGACTGAACATCAGAAAGTCAAAGAACTCAAAGACCTCCTGATAAACAGTGCAGGTGCTAATGTTGTCCACAAGGCAGTCGAGATTGCCATGAATGACGAACACCCTGCTCAAATGGCTGCCATCAAACTCTGTATGGACAGAATGCTTCCTGTTTCATTATTTGAAAAAGAGGGCAAACAGCGTTCCGCTGTCAACATCACAATCTCAGGCATTGGTGGTGTGAGTATTGGGGAAAACACTATAGATGCCGAAGATATAGAAAGCAAAGATGTCTGACCTTAATTTCAGCCTTCTCCCTTGGCAACAAGAAGTCTTTGCTGATAAAACAAGGTTTAAAGTTATCGCTGCTGGTCGAAGATGCGGTAAGTCTCGTCTGTCTGCTGTCACCTTGTTGATTGAGGGATTGCAGTGTTCCGCTGGTTCTGCTGTGCTGTATGTTGCGCCTACCAATGGTCAGGCTAGGCAAATTATTTGGGATGTATTGATGGAGTTGGGTAGAGATGTTATTCAGTCTAGCCACATCAATAATATGGACATCACCCTGATTAACGGAGCAAAAATCTATGTCCGAGGTGCAGATCGCCCAGATACTTTGCGAGGAGTGTCACTCACCTACGCTGTGCTTGACGAGGTTGCCGACATCAAGCCCGAGGCTTGGGAACAGGTTATTCGTGCATCTCTGTCTGATAAAAAGGGCAGAGCTATGTTTATCGGCACTCCCAAAGGTCGTAACTTCTTCTATGACATCTTTAAACTTGGAAACTCAGAAGAAGATTCAGACTGGAAATCTTGGCACTTCACAACCAAAGATAACCCCCTGATAGACCCTAGTGAAATTCAAAGCGCAAAGAAGACCCTTAGCTCGTTCGCCTTTAAGCAAGAGTATATGGCATCCTTTGATAATGCTGGTAGTGATGTTTTTAAAGAGGAGTGGTTGAAATATGGAGAAGAACCTGAATATGGCTCGTACTACATTGCTGTCGATCTGGCAGGGTTTGAAGAAGTGGCTAAACAAGCTGCCAATTCCAAGAAAAGGCTAGACCAGACTGCTATTGCAGTGGTTAAAGTGACGGATGAGGGTAAATGGTTCGTCACTAAGATCGAATATGGGCGGTGGGACATCAGGACTACGGCTGTCAACATTCTGAAAGCCATGCGAGATTACCGTCCTTTGGCGATAGGAATTGAGCGTGGAGCATTAAAAAACGCAGTTTTGCCTTATTTAAGTGACTTAATGCGTAAAAATAATGTATATTCACACATAGTTGACTTGACCCACGGTAATCGCAAAAAAACCGACCGTATCATTTGGTCACTTCAAGGACGGTTTGAGCATGGGCGTATTGTGCTGAACTCCAAGGAAGATTGGGACGAATTCAAAGATCAGCTTTTGATGTTCCCTGCCCAAGGTGTGCATGATGACTTGCCTGATGCCCTTTCCTACATTGACCAACTTGCTGTTACTTCCTATTTTGAGGAAGATGACTCAGATGATTGGCAACCACTTGATGTAATAGCGGGGTTTTAAATGGCAGATATGCAAGAAAATCAATTTGACGAACCTACAGAGTCGGACAAAGAACTAACGGCTTTTGTTGTTGACCATTGTGATCGGTGGCGCAACTATAGAGACACCAACTTCCTGAATGATTGGGAAGAATATGAACGAATCTTCCGTGGTCAGTGGGCTGATGACGACAAGACTCGTGAATCAGAGCGTAGCCGAATCATCACCCCCGGAACTCAGCAAGCAGTAGAGACTCGCCACGCTGAGATCATGGAAGCAATCTTTGGTCAAGGCGATTTCTTTGACATTGAAGACAATATCCAAGATGTAAACGGCAACCCCATTGATGTTGAGATCATTAAAGCTCAACTGATGGAAGACTTCAAAAAAGACAAAATCAGAAAATCTATCGACCAGATCGAGTTGATGGCTGAAATCTATGGCACTGGTATCGGTGAGATTGTTGTCAAGACTGAAAAAGAATATATCCCCTCAACTCGACCAATCCCCGGTCAACAGGGACAAGCCGCCATCGGTGTGATTGAAAGAGATAGGATTTCTGTCAAGATCATGCCAATCAACCCAAAGAATTTCTTGTTTGACCCCAACGGTACAAGCATTGATGACTGCATGGGTGTGGCTATCGAGAAGTTTATTTCTATCCACAAGATTGTGGCTGGCATCGAGTCTGGCGTTTACCGCAAGGTAGACATTGGAATTGTTGCTTCTGATGAAGACTTGGAAGCCACTCAAGAAATCCAGATGTTCCAAGATCAAAAGGTCAAATTGCTGACCTACTACGGTCTTGTCCCTCGTGAACACTTGCAAAACCTAAAAGAAAATCAAGAAATTGTTGATCTTTTCCCTGAGAGTTCCGAAGCTGCTGATTACACAGATATGGTTGAAGCAATCGTTGTGATTGCCAATGACAATCTGTTGCTCAAAGCTGAAGAAAGTCCTTACATGATGAAAGACAGACCAATCCTGAGTTATCAGGATGACACTGTCCCTAATCGTTTGTTGGGTCGTGGCACAGTCGAGAAAGCCTACAATATGCAAAAGGCTATGGATGCTCAAATCCGTAGTCACTTAGATTCATTGGCACTGACTACTAGCCCAATGATTGCTATGGATGCAACTCGCTTGCCTCGTGGTGCTAAGTTTGAAGTCAAGCCGGGTAAAGCCATCATGACTAATGGTGCGCCTAGCGAGATTCTGTTCCCATTCAAGTTTGGACAGACTGATGGCAACAATCTTGCCACTGCCAAAGAGTTTGAGCGTATGTTGCTTCAAGCCACTGCTACTCTGGACTCCAACGGCATGGTCAGCCAAGTCAGCCGTGATGGTGGACAAGGTGGTATGTCAATGGCG